TGGGTAGATCTTTCTGGAAAGACCAGTGTAGAACGTCTTCACAAGTTCAGCATCCTTCAGTTCTTTCAGATTTCTTCCGACGGTTCTTTCAGTCGTTCCCAGCCAGTTAGCAAGTGTTTCATTGGTTGCATAGCAGTAGCCCTCTTTGTTTACCTTGGAGAGAATGATTGCATAGAGTGTTCTTGCAGCGGTGGACAGTTCTGTATTGTAGAGAACTTCTAAAGGAACCTGAGCAAATGGTTGAACTTTAGGCTTTGACATTGTGTTGTTCTCTAAATTTTTCGTATTGGCGTTCTGTCATGTAGAGACCTATTTCATGATTGAATTTGAATCTGGTGTTGATGGTAATGGGTAGACCGACCAGCAGTGCAGCTGAGATGGCCATGTCTTTGCTAACGTAGCGACGGTTTGGATTTCCAACTTTCCAATGCTCCACATCGTGCTTTAGAGAATAAGCTCTGAACCAGTGGATCTTTTTGGACTGTCTTTCCTTGGCTAAGAGTTTCATCCATTCATAGGCTGCATCCCTTCCTTCGTCGTAGACGAATTCCCTTTCTGCTCCATGAAGAGGAACCCACCAGTTGGATTGGTCTTGATGGTCCAGATTGCTGTAGAAGGTAATTTCGTCTTTGTTGAGGGTAAGTCTTTTTTTAGGCGGGGTTAGCTTTAGACTGGTTTCTGTTTTTTCCCAATCGACAAAATTATTTAATGAAGATTTGTCGTTGGTGTCGTTGATGGTAAATGTTGGTTTTTTCATTTTATACTTTATTATTTTTGTTTGCCGATAAAAAAAAGCCAAAATTACCAGAGGTGTGGGACCCTCCAATAACTTGGCTTTTCAATGTCTTTGTATTCCGTCCCACCAGAATAACTTTGTTATTAGTTATACTCTATTTATCCGTTTTGGTTTCAGAAAATTTTATCAGTTCCGTTGAAGTAGATAAACTGGGTTCCGTTGTTGTCGTCGTTGGTGATATGACCCAACTTAGTCAAGATGTAAATGTTCATCATCCAAACGATGTCCATGTCTTTGCCGAAGACGCCTTTTTTGTCGATGTGTTTTTTGATCTGGTCCAGTTGCTCAAGGTAAACTTTTACACCGTTTTCTTTGATGTCGTCGATGTAAGACTGGGTTCCGTTTTCGAAGACTTCTAATAAACCTTCGATTTCAAAATTTTCGTTAGAGATTACATAGCCTTGGCCTTTGTAGTAAAATCCTGCTTTGTGGAGTTTTCCGAATAATGTTTTGTTTGTCATAGCTTTTTGTTTATTGGTTGTGTCAGAATATACGGTCTTAGTTGTCGAAGATTTCTAATTCGTCCAATCTTTTCTCCCAAGATTTTCTAATCTTAGCAGTGATTTTAATACCGAAACCTTCAACATCTTTAGCCCAGTATTGCTTGATGCGCTCTCTTGAAAGTGGTTTGCCTAACAAATTCTTTTCGATGTATTGACCTTTCTCTAAGTTTAGTAAGTCCCAACCTCTGCGGAACAACATAACATCTCTAACGATTTCTCTGTCGCCAGAACCTCCGAAGAATTCGAAGTCTTCGATTTTTTGTAATTCCTGGATTGCTTTGAGAATTTCTTCTTTTGAACATCCAAAGGTTCCATCTTCGTTTTTGAAGTTGTGTTCATACAAGCCAGCTGATGGACCGTAGAATGATAAGCAGTAGTTGATTAGGGTTTCGTTGTAATTTGGTGTAGTTGTCATAACTTTTTGTTTATTGGTTGTGAGAGAAGATACGGTCTTACTTGTAAATTTTGGCGTAAACTTTTGAAAAAGTTTCAAATTTTTCTTGAGGCAAATCTGCAAAGCGGAAAAGAGAAATGCAGCTGTGAGTCATGGCTGGTTCCCCGTCGTAAGAATATCCGTTCTGTGCAATGATAAAAGATTTCATTGTTGCTGGGGTCCATTCTGAAGATGAAGTTTCCATCCAGTGTTGTCTTTTTGTTTTGGTTGTCATAGCTTTTTGTTTATTGGTTGTGAGAGAAGATACGGTCTTAGAGTGCACCTATCAAATCCAAAGCAGAAATAAGTTCTGAATCTTCTTGATATTTTTCAGAAGCTAACTGAAAATTATAGATAAGATTTAGTTGGTCTAAAGACTTTTCCCATCTTGGATTTTCCAAAGACTGCACATAGTAAGTTAGACCTTCTTCGTCTATATCGACAATCTTGAAGAAGCCAGCAGGAGGCATAGAATAAACAAATCCTTTTGCTGTGTTATTTTTACGATCGATGTGCTTAGCCCAGGCTTCTTCTGTCCAGATAAGTAAATCTCCAACTTTGAATGTGGTTTGTTCCATATTCAAAGATACGGTCTCTATCGAGAGAGGCCGCGATCCTTGACAACTTTTTTTACCCGTTGGTTTGTGGTCCAACCCATGACTTTGATGATTGCATACATGGTCATTCCCTCTTTATACATTCTCTCAACTTCATCTGCTTGTTCTGGTGTTGTCCTGATACGGGTTCCGTCCAATCTGGTATACTTTTTTACGGGGCCATCTAATTTTTGACGTGCAGCCATTAGCCAGTTAGGCAATAAGAGAAAGGCATAAAGTTCATCTTTGCTCATCCCCATCTTCTCCATACGGACTTCTAACTTCATCAGATGATCAACGGATGCTTTAATAAATTTTCTTCTTGTTTCCTGGTAAACTGCCCATTCCTTGCGGGGAAGATCCGTTACGACTTTCATGTTGTCGAACCGCAGATCTAATGGGTTTCCGTTGGCGTAAAGAAAATGGGGACTTGCAACTATTCTCCCCGTGTAGCACTCCCAGATAACCCTTTGTTTGGTGCCTAAAGTTATTCGGGGGGTTGTTGCTGTTTCTATTTTACGAACAACAGAAAATCCTGCTTTCTCGTAGAATGTGTAGACACCTTCGTCGAAATACAGAATACCAATCTGGTTGCATTTTATGTTTTCCGTTGGATGTTGGAAGAATACCTCTTCTTCGTGGTCCTCCAACATAGGAAATTTGCACTCGAATAAATGTTTAGGCGTAAATTGAATCAAAATGAAATTCTTTAATTTTAAGTCGTTTAGTTATTTCGTAGTCTATAGCGGCAAAACCGGGTCGAATTCCTCCAAGATTGTAGCAGTCATATAGATCTAAATCTTCGTTCCAGAGACACACACAAAGTTTTCCATCCTCTATGTCCGCCCAATACAGAAGCCATTTACCGTAGACCCCTGTTCGTGTGTATAATTTTTTATTAAATTGCAACACGGGTTTCCCATCTAAGAATACGTCCGATGTGGGTTTTAGAAACTCCTGCTTCTTCCGCCAGATACTGGTGGGTGTAGCCTCCCTTTGCATACAGAAACCTAATGCATCTCACCTCGAAGTCGCTGAGCTTGCAGTTGCCGTTGTTTTCGTTTTTGAAATTTGCCCGAATTTTCATACTCTATATATTATAGTTTAACCCACAAAAAAAGTCCCCAGAAGTTATGAGAAACTGGGGACTTTTAGATATGAAATTAGAAGGATGGGGAATTAAAAAATAAATACCAAATAAAATAATAAAATGTAGAATACCAACGGGTGTTAGTGTCCCATCCTTCTGTTATATTATATCTTCTTATCTGCAGAAAGTTTCTCTTTTGCAAAGAGATATTTCTTGAGCTTAGCCTCATTGGCCTCGGAAGATTTATACACCTTGGCCAGTCTAACCTTAGGATCTTGCATGTTAGTTTACCGGAGATTGGTAGAAGTTAGGTCCGCATTCCATGCACTGCATGCCGTTATCATACCAGCCCACATTTGCAGCATCTCTGGAGGTGTAGCCACCAGCTCTGCGCCAAGCATAGGGTTGCTTTGGAGTAACCAAAGAGTTGTAGTAAGGATTGCCCCGCTCTGGTAGCTGTCCGTCCAAAACCTGTGGTGTGATGTATGCTGGGTAGGCTCCTGGATGAAGCACCATCCATTCGATCATGCGCTTCGTGTAGGTTTCTGCGGTTCCCCTGCACTGCTCGATGAGGAAGTTTAACTCTTCGAGGGTGATGGATTCTGCAGATTCCGAAGACGGAGAAAGCACGGACTTGTTGAACACCTTATATTTTAACCAAGGAAGTGCCATAGCAAGTGCCCAGTTACAGAGAGCGGATCCAATGTAGTTGTCCAACAGGAATGTGTTGTCCGCCGTGAGGGTGTTGGTTCTAATCTGCTCCTTCAACTGCATGTAGTAGGTTGCCCCGATGTAGTTTTGAAGGTAGATGTCCTGCGCTTGTAGCACGTAGGGAATCAAGTCCAACGGTGAAACGTTGTTGTTGATGGAGGTGAATGACTTGAGCTTCTCCTCAGAAACGAATAAAACTTCTTGTAGTGCCATGGTTATACGATTGCGTCGATTTGGGCTTCCCCGATTTGTTGGTTGTCTTCGTTAAAGAGACGAAGTGGCTCGATGTAGAGTTCTGTGTCATACCCGTAGTAGTAAAGAAGACGATCGAACGCCTTCAACAGAACCTTTTGGATTGGTTTGATGACCGTGGTGTTGAAGTGCTCCGATGCAACCAGAATTTCGTCCTTGTTGTTCGACAGGGAAGAACCTCCAGTGTCCTTAATTCCAAGCAGGAGGGGAGATGTAATTCTGTGTCCAGTTAGAATTCTTGATGAAATCCTTTGCTCCAATGTGATGTAGTATTCATCGTTGGCCCCTTCTATCGGAGTTATTTCGGTTTTGGTATCAGGCCCATTGCAGAAAGAAAGGAAAAACTTCCCGGCCCCTTCCACTCCGGAGAAGGAAGCAGCCAAATTCTGGTAGATGTCTTGACGTTCTTCTGGTGAAGGTATGCCGTCCATCATCTGCACAAAAAGTGAAGGATTTAAACCGTTCATAAGGTTAAAATAGTGGAACGAGCTGATCGATACGTCCACCTGAATATCTGTTAGAGATCCAGAATAACTTGGGAGAGGATAGTATTTTTGTCCCGGTGTGTGCAGGAAAAAATACAGAATCTGATTTGGGTATAGATCTGCCTGAGCTGGATCGAATGCTCTAAATGCCTTGGGCTTATAGATGTCCTTTTTATACTTTGCCCAATCTGCTGAGTAGTAGTAGAAATCCACTTCGTCGGTTTCTGGATTAATATGCCCCGAGCGAATATCGTTAAAGTCAAGATTATAGATTTCCATAATCTTATCTCCAGTTTGGTTCCAGATAATGTTCAACGCAAAGCCCCCGTAGATGATGTAGTCCAGAGAAGCACGATCGAAAACTTCGTTCCAGCCCTCCATTTTAGAGTTTGCTCTCTTCAGCACATATTCCAGAGACTGGTCTTTGGTGCGAAGTCCTTCACCAACGGTGTAGATCTGCTTCGAATTAACACACGAGCGGTTCATCGCCGACCCATTGTAGAGCGGGGTAATGAGAGCGTTCGGATAGAGATTGTCTATTCCATAGCTGACCCAACTGTGCCCGCGAACCTCAAAAACCTTTGGAAGGGTTGGATCTGGAACTTGCTGAGAAAACTTATGGAAGTTGATGTTTGTTTTTTTGTCCATTTACTGTAAGTATAATTTTAGGTTAAACTGACATCCTCTTCAGGAATTTCTTCCTCTGGTGTCTTTTCTATGTTGTAGAACGCCATTGCTTCTTCGTCAGTGTCGAAGGTGTCCCAACCAACGTTTTCCCCTTCTGGGGTCCAAGCCACATTTGCCTTGAGCATATTACGGGGCTCTAAAGTTGTTTTGTCTCTGAATTGACCTTCTTCTAAAAATAATTTGTATACCATAATTTTATCCTGTTATTGTCCAACCTTTTGATGTGATAACCAATCTATCTGCTGCGGTAAGTCCTGCTGCTCCAGTTGCATTAGTAATATTTATTGTTTTAGAAACAACGTTTCCTTGTGCTGCCATGTCCGCAAAAAGTGTGTTTAGTGCTGCCGTAGAAAGTCCGGTGGTAGAAACATCTATCTGTGGAGAAGTTCCTGTCCATTGCCCAGTTCCTGTATTTGTCAATCTAACTGAAGCCAATGCAGAAGGTGGTTGTGAACCCACTGATTGAAGTTCTAATTTAGAAAGACGACATGCCAAAGTTACCGAAGTTAAATTAGGAGACAAGTTAGCAAAAGTCTGTGCAGTTACTATAGTTCCGTTTGTGGCGGTGTTTCCTATCTTATCCATGTTGGTTACAGTTTTTAGATTATAGCAACCAGTAAACATGTTTTGTATTGTAGCAACTGATGTTGTTTGAGTTGTTGGAAGAGTAACCGTTGAAACTCCTGAGTTTTGGAAAGCATTAAGATAAGAAGATATTGTTGCAGCAACCGTCGCCGGCATAACAACATTTCTTAAAGAATAGCAAGCAGAAAAAATAGAAGCTAATCCTGTTGTAGTCATTGCAGTCATAGAAGTTGGAAGTGTTATCGACTGTAAAGCAGAACAACCCGAAAAAGCTGAAGTCATCGTAGTGCAAGCGTTCATAGTAGACGGTAGGGTTAATGATTGTAAACTAAAACAGTTTTGAAATGCATTTGCCATCGTTGTTACTCCGGTCAAAGAAGTTGGCATAACAACAGAAGTTAATGACGTGCAAGTATTAAAAGTGCTTGTCATAAAAGTTATGTTATTCTGAGAGTTATTAGGAAGATAAGCAGTTTTTAGACCAACACAGTTTTGAAATGTATTTGCCATTGTGCCTAAATTCCAGGCTGAAGGAATTGTAATCGTAGATAAAGATCTGCAGTTTTGAAATGCAGCCGACATCGAAATAGCTCCAGCAGTAATAACAGAAGGAAGGGTAACCGATTGTAGTGCAAAACATCCAGAGAACATGGATGTAAAGGAAGATATAGAAGGAGCATTAGACTGCCAAGTAACGCTCAATAAATTGTAAAGATTCTGAAAAACAGTTCCTGAAATGTTTGTGTCAACATTTGCGGGAAAAGTTAAGGATTGAAGGGAAACACATGTGTTAAATGTGTTTGATCCCAAGATCAAAACTTGTCCAGTAGGTGCAGATGCAGGCATCACAAAAGACATTAGACTTGAACATCCATTGCAAAGTTGTCCCCAATCTATATTTCCAGTAGTAGTTAACTCTTCAAATTTAATATAAGTTAAAAATCTGGAGTTCGAAAAAGCTGAACTCCAGTTAGCTGAACAAGGATTGGAAGGAATAACAATAGATCTAATTCCGGTTGTATTAAAAGCAGAGATAAAGTTGGTGCACGAACTCATCGTCGGTGGGAGAATAACAGAAGTTACATTTGTGCAGTTTTGAAATGCAGCCGACATCGATGTTATTCCTAAGGAATCCTGTGGAATAACTATTTCTCCCAGAAGATTAAAGCAAGATGTAAAAGCGTTTGCATAGTTCGTTGTGTTAGGAGCAGAAATCGGCATTACAACTTTTGCTAAACTGTAGCAATATGAAGAAGATATTATGAAATCAGGAGAACCATTGGTAACCATAGTTGCTGGTAATTTAACGTATTCCAATAAAAATGGTCTCATTGGTCCAATAGCTGAAGATGGATTTGCACCAGATGTATCGAACTCAATATCGTCTCCAAAGACAACTTCTAAAACTCCGACACCTCTGGTTCCAAAAGGATCTCCATCTCCACCATCCGGCATAAAAGAAGGACATAAAACTGTTCCTCCTGCGTCAGTATAAACTTGAACCACCCAAGTATCATAACCTCTCGAACAAGGAGTTCCTCCCGTCGAATAGGTGTGGGTCGTAAAAGTTTCTGCAGGAGTGGTAATTGTGTCAATAGTTCCGTCCCCCCAGTCAACATACAGATTTTGTCCGCTGGGTGCAACGAAAGCAGTTTTAATTTCGTATTTACTGAATAGAGCATTGGAAACCAAAGCTTGCCATTTGCCAGGAGAATCTGTGATGGTTGGCCAATCTCCTGGTCTTGTCCAGGTTTGTGTAGAAGTTGGTTTCTTAGATTGGGAGAAAGTATTTGCTAAATTAAATGCCATATTATGATACTGTTGTTATTACGATGTCTCCTGTGATTGGAGAAGATGGTGAAAAATCTGCATAGAAGGTAGCAGAACCTCCGGTTGCAAAAACGTATGGATAAACGTTAGAAGCAGTTACTGTGAATGTGCTTGACAAATAAGGTGTAAAATCAACCACAGTAGAAGCTGTGATGTTAATGTTGGTAAACACATACTGCCAATAAGAACCAACTAAAGCCCATCCTCCTGTTGCCAGAGTTTGGTTAGTCAATCTGATTGGGGTAGAACCTCCTCCACCACCTCCTGAAATGGTGAAGTCCACTCTGCTGCCTGTAACCGAAGTAGCAGATATTCCAGAACCGGTCAACCCGATTGTAGCAACATCAGAAGCAAGAAAACCAGTTGGTCCGTAAACTGTTAGTGCAGGTCCTGTTGGTCCTTGTGGTCCTTGTCCTCCAGGAACTGCAGTTTCTCCAAGTGCAATCGCTTGAGCGTAAAATACTGTATCAGGATATAAATTAGGCATATCATAACCTATTGAAATTCTAATTCCTGAAGTAGTTTTATTATCTAAGAAGATATAAGCTCCAACTCCCGAATCTGATAAATCAGACCAAGCATTTTGGACAGAAAATAGTCCACCTGTATTAGAAGGATCCCCCCATTGAACATCCACCGAATAATCAGTAGAAGCAAATGGTTGTGAGAAAGTCCATTCGTAATAAGAGTATTGAGAAAATGGATAACCCCCAGTAAGTCCGGGAGGAACCCAAGTAAATTGTCCTCCTGTAATTCCTATATTCTTAGCAGAAAGACCTATTCCAACAACCGAAGATTCCCCAGATGCTATACATGTAGCATATCCAGAACTAAAACTTGTATTGAAATTGAAGTAATCGAACCATATAATTGTAAATCCATTGACCGTCTTATTTTGGATAGAAACTCCTGCATTTCCACCTGAATTACTTGATACTGATGTATACCCATTGATTACTCCACCAGTTGCTGAAGTAGCCTCAAAATCTATAGAATAAGAAGTGCTTGCAAAAGGTTCAGAAAAGACAACGTCGTAAGCATAACCACAAGGGGTTGCTCCGCACACAGGAACATCGATCCAAGGATACCAACCTGCTGTTCCTCCGATGTAGATGTTCTTAGTGTTTAGTCCAAGTCCTGCTGCTCCTGTTGCACCTGTTGCTCCTGAAATACCGCTTGTTCCACTTGTTCCAGAAGAACCTGAAATACCGCTTGTTCCGCTTGTGCCTGATGAACCCGAAGTTCCATCTGTTCCTGAACTTCCACTTGTTCCGGAAGTTCCTGACGAACCTGTTGCTCCATCTGTTCCACTTGTTCCTGAACTGCCACTTGTTCCGCTGCTGCCAGAAGTTCCGCTGCTGCCAGAAGTTCCATCTGTTCCCGAAGAACCACTTGTTCCAGAACTCCCCGATGTTCCACTTGTGCCTGAAGGGGTTGCCACCAAGATGAATAGGATCTGGTCGTTGTTGCTGAACGAATGTGTGGAAGTGCCCAAGGTAACTGGAAGTGTCCAGTAGGTGGTGTTATCCACTGGAGTTCCTAAAATCCAAGTTTGATAGTTTGATTGGTTTGTTTTATCTTGAATTGTGATAGTAGAACCTGCAATAAGATTAGCAAGGAAAATATCAACGTTGTTTCCATTATTGTCTTCGTCGCTAATGTTTAGTTCAGTAGCAGATGCCTGTGTTACATTGTTCCAAAGGATAAAACCAGCTCCAGGATCTCCTGATTGGGAGTTGGTCTTTGCTTCGTAGTTGAAGAAAGAGTTAGAAAATCCCGGTTCCCCCTGTGGACCTGTTGCTCCATTTACTCCACTTGTTCCGCTTGTCCCTGAAGTTCCGTTTATGCCACTTGTGCCTGACGAACCCGAAGTTCCATCTGTTCCAGAAGATCCTGAACTGCCACTTGTGCCTGATGAACCCGAAGTTCCATCTGTTCCTGAACTTCCACTTGTTCCAGAAGAACCTGAACTGCCACTTGTGCCTGACGAACCCGAAGTTCCATCTGTTCCTGAACTTCCGCTTGTTCCAGAAGAACCTGAACTTCCACTTGTGCCTGACGAACCAGAAGAACCTGTTGCTCCATCTGTTCCACTTGTGCCCGAAGAACCTGAACTGCCACTTGTGCCTGAACTGCCACTTGTTCCCGAAGAACCTGAACTGCCACTTGTTCCCGAAGAACCCGAAGAACCTATTGCTCCATCTGTTCCACTTGTTCCACTTGTTCCCGAAGATCCTGAACTGCCACTTGTTCCACTTGTGCCAGAAGTTCCATTTTCTGCAGCTAAATTTATGAACCATACAGAATAAGTTCCAGAACCCACTGTATTTTGAACATTAATTGTTAAAATACCAGTTCCGGAATTGTAAACTGTAATCGGGCCTGTCATGTAAAATGAACTTGAATTAGCAGCAACCACATATTGACCAGGTGTGAAAGACAGTCCTGTTTGAACATTGAAAGATTTTAAACCTGTTCCAATAGAAACTGTATCATAAGAGAGTGCACTGTAATTAGGTGAATCCCCGCTTGTGCCTGAAGAACCCGAGGAACCACTTGTGCCATCTGTTCCTGAACTTCCACTTGTTCCAGAAGAACCTGACGAACCCGAAGAACCCGTTGCTCCATCTGTTCCACTTGTTCCCGAAGATCCACTTGTGCCACTTGTTCCTGATGAACCCGAAGTTCCGCTGCTTCCTGCTGATCCGCTGCTTCCACTTACTCCCGAAGTTCCAGAACTGCCTGAACTTCCACTTGTGCCTGAACTTCCACTTGTTCCTGAACTGCCTGAACTTCCACTTGTGCCTGAACTGCCTGAACTTCCGCTTGTTCCTGAACTGCCTGAACTTCCGCTTGTTCCTGAACTGCCTGAACTGCCACTTGTTCCTGAACTGCCTGAACTTCCACTTGTTCCAGAGGAACCACTTGTTCCCGAAGTTCCGCTGCCCATTTCGCCGTAGATAATAACGTTCCCGGTAGCTCCGATACTTGCTAATTGTCCGTCATTGTTGACGAACACATTTAGATAATTTGCTTGTGCAGTTGCAGGGGTAGTTCCAGAATATGAAATTTCTATCTGTCCTCCCGTTGCTCCTAATCTTAGTCTTCCTGCCATTGTTTTATTTTATATTGCATTTATGTAAAGTTCCCCTGTTTCTGTAATGTCTAAGAAACCAAGATCTGTAACATACAGAGGGTCGCAGTTTGATTCTTGGAATTCGGAAACCACATAGGGTGAGTTGTATTCGTTGATAACGCAGCAGAAGAATTCTCCTGAATAGTAGACGATGGAACGAAGATTCTCATTGTCGGACTGATAGGAAACATATTCTATCGCTTGCTCATACATGTAGACCTCAGATTCGAGGTTGTTGTTGTCGGATTGATATTCGATGAAACCAACTTCTGGCGGATTGTAGGGATTTAGATAAGCTTGTCCCTGATCGATTAGATCTCCATCTGCTGGGTCCAACGACGGTGAAACCATGTTCCACAGTTTGTATGTCCAGTTGCCAGGTAGCTGCAGAAAGATTGCTGCATATTCCGGCTCGTCGATACAAGCACTTGAAACCAGAATTTGAAAGTTGATGTATCTGGTGTTTCTGGTCGTGTAGTCCGGAATAACGTAGAACCATTCTTTGGAAAATGTGTCCTGAAAACCAAATAGAAAGTAATCCCCATAACTAACGTCCGCATTGGAGATAGTATCTGCGTAGATGATTATTTGGTTGGTTTCCCCTGCGGTTAAATTTATCATGCTGGTGTCAAAAACATTTGTCCTTGGTCAATCAATAAACCTCCAGAAGGTCCGGTTGCAGGGAAATCAAAATTCCAACACTGGTAAGTCCAGTTCTGCATTTCAGTTAGCCCCGTAGCCCCGACAGTAAACTGAATGTATCTTTCGTTTCTTTCGTCAACAGTCGGAACAATATACTTCCACCTTTTAGAGTAAGTGCTTTGAAACCCGAACAAAAAATAGTTTCCGTAGGTTATGTCATCGTTGGAAATAGTATTCGCATAGATGATTGCCGGTCCGGTTGTTCCCTGTATGAAGTTTAGCATCTTAGGTCTAAGTATAAAAACTCATGCAACTGACACAACAAGCCCCGGGAAATATCAAAAACCCGGGGCTGTTTAGGAAAATAGATGCGCCTTTTTGGGTCTTAGGCGTCGACGAATGATGTTCCGGTTAGGGAAGCAAGGGTGTTTACCTGGTAAGCCATTGCTGGTTCCATCGCCTGTAGGACGAAAGAATACTGAGTAGCATCTCCAGGGGCTGTTCCGGTTGTGGTGGTTCCTGTTGAGATTACGCAACCTCTGGTAAGACCAACCATCCAGTATAGACCGTTGTTATCTTCAAATACAACGCGAGACGCTCTGTTGTAAGCAAGCAACTGAATTTGTGCTCTCTTAGCAGAGGAAAGGTGTTGAACTGGGATAGTAACTTCCTGAGTGAAGAATGCTGTTCCGTTGGTGTTAGAGATGTTGAAAGTCTCTGTGAAAGACGCAACATCTTTTGCCACCTGCACCTGGTAGAATGTTCCAGTTGCTCCGGTCAATGCTGTGATACCTGCAGTAGCACCTGCAGTAACAGTAGCATATTCAAAGTCAGAAGATACCCAAAGTGTTTTAATACCCCCGATAGCATCTAAACAGTCTAAAGCGATTGCTGCTGATAAATTACATGATGTAGACATAGTTTGTTTTAGATTTTTTTATTTAGTAAAGGGGAGTTTTTAGGCTCCCCTTTGGGGTTGTTAGATAGTAGAAACGAACTGCGATGGGTAAACCGAGGTCCCGAGACGGAATTTTGACATGAAGTTTACAACGTCCTGAGATGGGTCGTAATAAAACTTGAAGTTGTCAGCATCGTCAAGAAGACCAGTTCCGAAGTAGATATACTTCTTAGGCCCAAGGATGATGTGTGTATCAACGTTGATACCAGGAGCTGCAAATACAGTTACGTTAGTTCCAGGGAACACGAAAGTAGATGGAGCGTCGCCAGTTACGTTGTTGATGTTAGGGTATTGGGTAATCAAAGAGTTACCTTCTGCCATGATAGCTTGAACAAGGATCTGGTAGTTGTTATATGACATATAAGCAACAAGATCGTTCTCCTGCTTAAGAGCATTTGAAAGTTTGTTCACGATACCGAACATAGATGCGAATGCGGTGTTAACTGCGAAAGGAACTGTAATTCCTGCGCCGGTTCCAGAAAGACATCCGTTAGCAACAGTTGCTTGAGCAAGTAGACCATCAAGAGATGCTCCATCACCCTGCCAGATAGTGTTTTCAACGTATTGGCCGATGTTAGCGATTTTGTTGTTAGCGATTTGCTCTTCGAAAGGAACGGTTGTAGCGTAAGCTGATGGGCTAAGCTGAGAAGACAACCAGTAGTTTCTTAGATCTTCTGGGCAAAGTTGCTCCTTAAGCATCTTAGATTGAACAACCAAGTCGATTTGGCTGAATACTGTAGAGTTACCTGTTGCTCCACCTGGGCCAACGGTTGAAGCGTTGAATCCGCAAGTTGCATCGATGATGTATGCGTTAGAGTTAAGCAAGTTGATTGCAGAAGTTCCTGCTGTCTTACCAGCCATGATGGTAAGCATTTGAACTGAGTATGGCTTCAAAAGAGCTTTTGATACCAGGTCAGTAGATAATTGGTCGGTGTAAGCTTGTAAGCTTCCTAATGAAAATGACATAGTGTTATTTGTTTATTTTTAGAATTTTCTTGTTTTAGTAAACTCTTCTCTTAGGGTCTTTAGTCCTTCAAGGCGAGCTTCCATTGGGTCTGTTGAAGCTGGTGCTTCGTTATTGAAAGTGCTGATCTTAGTTGCTCCTGGAGTTTTTGACATTTTCTCCATTTTGGATTTGTAAGAAGCCATTTCTTCTTTTACGATTCCAACCTCTTTAGCAACTTCTTCGATAGCCATCATCACCTTTTCCATCATGCTGTCCACATAGGACGCCATTTCTTCTTTGGTGATTGTTGCTTCCGACTTAGTTGGTTGTTCGGCTGTCTCTTCTCCTGCTGGAATTTCGGATTTTTCTTCGGCTGCTTTGATTTCAACTTCGATTTCCTCTTCTTCTTTTGGAGATTCCACTTGCGTGATCACCCCTTCTGCATCGACGTAGACGGTGGTGCCATCTTCTAATTCATGGATACCTTCGGGTGCTGGTGCTTTTTCTTCTCCTGAAACAACATAAATTTTGCTGCCTGGTTCCAAAGCTTCAGTCATTACCTTAGTAACTCCATCTTTCAAAGTGGCTTCAACCATTCTTACTTCCATGCCAAGAGCGATCTTGATTTGGTTTAGTTTTTCTTGATAAAAGTTCATAGATTGTAAATTTTTATTTTGGGTTTACCTGAGTAAGTATAGACTAAATGTCATATGACATTTCTTCAGATAGATTTTAAGATTTTTATTACCCTCTCGTAGAGTTCCTTGTCTTTTTGATATGCTTCGTAGTCTTTCTTGTCCATGAAGTCTCCCTCAATCGAGAAGCCTTTTAGTTCGCCAGCCTTGATTTTCTTCCAAGTTTCTGGATCTTGAACTCTCATCTTAACCATCCATGTGCCCACTGGAACGTCCATATTGTAGAGAGAGTTTGCTTTGTCCTCTTCGTTTTCCACGATCCAAGTTTCCATGACATAAGTTCCAGCATCGTCTTTTGCTTCGTGCTGAATGTTGGTGTCGTGATTTCTGGTTTCACGCATAAACTTTTCTGCCACCTTCTGGATCACCTCTTTGGAAAACTTAACGTAGTAGGGAAGTTTAGTCTTTTCGTCTTTACGAAGAATTTCCAAGTCGGGAATCATTGCCGGTCCAACGACGATCTGCTGGTCTTCTGAAGCAAAGTAGTAGCCCATCTTCTGCTCGGAGTGTTTGGGATGTCCTTTAGGAAGTAGGTCGTTGTCTTGCTTGTAGTCTTTGTCGTAGCCTGATCTGTTGCCAGCCAGAATGTTTAGGAAAGAATTAACTCTTGCCATTGCCCACTGTGATCTCTGCATGCCTCTCTTGCCAGGAGTTCCGACTGAATAAGCACCAGCTCCTCTTCTCCATACTGCTTTCAACATTCCAAGAGTTGCTTTCTGGGACTCCTGTGGATTCTTCTTGTTGTGCTCCTCAATCTTATCCTTTAGGGTGTTCTCCACTTCTTGAGAAACTTCGATCCCTCCTCTTGTTGTTTTGGTGTCTCCAGGTTCGTTCTTTGCCGATCCAGTTCTGCCTCTTTCTTCTTTAGGTATTCTTGCCAGAGGTCTATCTCCTGCAGCAAATGCTTCTGCCTGCAGTTCTGGGTGGTAGCCGAGGTAAACCAACTTACCAGATTTGGTGATGGTTTCTCCGTCGACCCTTATTTCTGCAGGCTCTATGTTATCGGGTGTGTCGAACCAATACTCGACATTATAGCCACCTTCGGGCATAAGTTCAACTATTAAACCTCTGTCGTAGTCTTCGTCTTCTGCTTGTAGAACAACTTTCTGCCCTCGGGGAAGTGGAATTCCCTGCAGTGCAAATTTATCTTTCTTCTTTGGAATTTCGTCCACATAAACTGGAAGAGCCCCTGTGTCATAGGACATTTCTTCTTTGCGAATGGACTTTAGTTTTCTTTCTGCCCATTCTATCCCAGCGTCTCCGCCCCAGGCATCCCACATTAGCTTGCCGCAACCTTCACCATAAGGTGTATCTGAGTTTTGTCTATGTCTTTGGAATGCCGACATGCGAGCAATGGTGTCTTCTGAAATGGGTTCACGATTTGCCAGTTGGTTTGCTCTTGCTTTACCAGGACCCATACCGCAGTCTCCCCAACCGTTTTCTTCTGCCCAAGCAAGTGCACGCTTTGCTGCGTTTACTGCTGCCTCCGGATAGTCGGTGTAGGTTTCTGCAAATTCTTCTGCACTTTGTTTTTCTCTGTAGGTGCTGTAGCAAATTGCTGCAGCCTGATCTGTATCATAACCTTCGTCTCCAACAAGTTTTGCTATGCAACGGGGGATGAATTCGTCTTCTGATTCTCCTGCTCCGGGTTCAACGAACTCTTCTCTTTTGAAAGCCATCCAAAGCTTTTCGATTGCAGGAATATCGACCAGTGAAATTGCAGAAACACCAGATGTGTCGACGTCTTCTATAATTTCAAGTTCTATTACTTTTTTTTCCATATAAGTGTAAGTATATTTTGTTTACAATCTGGCAAGAGCATTTAGTCTTGCGTTTGCTTCTTGCTGAGAAGTCATGTCGGTCGCAACCACATAGGTCTTGACGATTGGCATCTGAGCCATCGGAACATCTGCTGCTCTGGTGTTGCCCAGAGAATTGATTGCTTCAAGAAGGGGCATGAAGTTTGCTGTTGCTCTGCGGTTGACAACAAATTCACCTCCCTCAAGTTCTCCCATTGTGGTTCTGATACCCCCCAGGTCATGAGAAGGTCCACCAAGTAATCCACCTTCTGCGTAGGTAGACGGTGTTGATTTAGCACTGTCGGAAGATGTAGAAGAACCTGCTGTAGAAACATATTGGGTTTGTTGGATTGCAGCCAACTGGATTGCTGTGGTTGCTGCAGAAAGAGCCAAGAAGATACCAGCAAGTGGAGGTCCACCGATTGCCATTCCTTTTTCGAAAGCTGAAATACCTGCTGAAATACCTGAGATGACTGCTCCTGCATATTGGTAAGCTTTGTTCTTCTCAAAGTATTCTTTTCTGATCTTTTCTTCTTCTTCCTTGTTGCCTTTTGCTTCCGCAAGTTCTTTAGACATTCTGGCAGAAGATAATTGCTGAAGTCCGGTATTGAGGGAAGCAGCAGTTTGAAGGGCGAAGTCGACTGCTTCTCTCCTGTTTTCTTTTTCTTCCTCCGAATCTTTTTCTCTAATATCTCTCTTCTTTCTGGCAATCTCGAGCTCTATGTTGACTGTGTCTTCCCCAGCTTTTTCTGCCGCCTTTAATTGATCTTGAAGACGATTTAGTTCATTTTGTTCTTGAGCATCTTGTAATTCATTTTTGGACAGATTAGAATCCAAGAGAGAAACTTCTTCATACTTGTAGTGGTCGTCGATGATATTCTTGGTTCTCTCATACTTCTTCTGTTCTCTCTGCACCAGAATTTCAGCATACTCTTGAGCTTGTCTCTTGAGATCTTCGTTCTTCTTTTTCTGAATGTCAAATTCCAGCTTTGCAGTTTCTGCAACCTGTCTTAGAATAACAACGTCAAGTTCTGCATTCAAAGCTTTCTTTTCTTTTACCTCTTCTGCAGTCAAGGCTCTCTTTTCTTTGGAAGCCTTTTCTTCGATGGTAACGGACTTTAAGATCAGTTCTCCCCTTTCGTTTAGCTGGTCGAACTCCAGCTTCAATCTGTTTCTATCGTCTTCAGAAAGCTTGGTGTCAAGCAGAGCAATCTGCTGATAAGTCTTGGTTTGTCTATCGTAGGATTCCTGAGTTAATCTCTTAGCAGTTTCGTTTGCTTCTTTTAGAATTCTTGTTCTTTCGTCCGACTTCTTTTTGAAATCATCAGTGATTGCTTTCTGAGCGTTGATTGCATCGACTTTATTCTGTGTGTTTAGATTGTCGATGGTTGCATCGTTCTTTCTGGCAACTTCTCTGTAAGAATCTCCAGCTTTTTTGTAGGCTTCGTCGGTTTCTTTTAGTCCTTTGACTGTTGCCTTGAAGTTTGCATAAGCATCTGAACTTTCTTGTTTTAGCAGTGCGATGATTTTTTCTCTGCCTGCAATCTCAATGTCCGCAAGTTCTTGAGCAGATGCTCCTCTTGCTTGAGCTTGTGCAACAGCAATCTTGGTTGCATTTTCGTAGTCTCTGGTGTATTCGTTGACCAAGAAGTTTGTGTATTCCAGCTGACCATTATACTTCTTCTGGGCTGCTTCTAACTCTTCAGTGGACTTTTCAGAAATCCCAATCCCTGCTGCGATTTCGTCCCAGTAAGCAACTGCAGTTCCAAGAGCAACAAGTAGAAGACCAATCCCTGTAGAACCGATGGCTGCCTTGATGGAGTTGAATGCGTTGACAGCAACACCCTTCAACTGGGTGAATGCTCGACCCAAGTCTTCGAGTTGTGCAAGTCCTTGAGATAGAGCAAGAGCAGATTGAACTCTAACCAGTGTTTTCTGTAGATCTTTAGATTCTGCACCGACAAGTCCCATTGCTCCTTGGATTGCTGCGAAACCTCCCGCAACACCCGAGATTGCCTTACCAACTGCTTGGAATTGTCCTGCTCCGGTAAATGCACTGACTGCGTCTCTCGCATCGTCTATTTGATCTTTCAGTTCTGCCGCCCTTAGTGCTGCACTCTGAACTTGTTGAGAAGTGGAACCAAATTGCTGGGTCAGCATCTGGACTTCTTGATTTGCCTCCCTTAGTTGGGCACGAAGGTTGGTAAACCCAGAGACTTCTAAAACTATTTCTTCTGCCATGTGTTAGTATGTGATGTTGATGTATGCTGTATAAGTATCGGAAGTGTTGATAACTGCCGGAAAGATTGCTGAAATTGGCTGGTAAGTTCCTGATCTGGAAGCTGTTGCTCCAGTCAGTCCGTTCGTTGCCAGAGAAATTTCTTGTGAAGCACAGGTTGCTCCTGGTGCTATATCTGAAGTTAGTTCCAACTTGATGCCAAAGCCAGCAGGAAGATTGGGCCATTCAACTTGGAAGTTGTTGGTTCCCTCCACCGTGTAGTTGTTGATTGGAATGTAAGTTCCTCCTGTTCCTCCAGTTGATCCAGATAGAATAACTGTTGTGAACGGAGATGGAACCCTTCCAACTGTATTGTCTGTTACTATCGTCATAACCAGATTGCCTCCCGTTGTTCCACAAGAGCCAAGATCTGAAACGGTCCAACCTGATGGCAATGGATTTATCAAAGGATATAAAGCACATATTTCTTGTCCGCAAGCCAAAGGTCCAAGAGTAATTGATCTTAGATTGCTGTCGCAGTCCACATAGGTGTAGGTTGTTGCAGGATCTGTAATTGGATTGTTGTTGCAAAGTCCCAGAGTTCGACAGGAAGTTCCCGCTGTTGCTCCTGTTGCAGCCAAAGGAATTGGTCCTGGGATAGCCACCGGGGGAACTTTTACTAAGTCAACTCTGACCAAAGCAGTTTCACCAAGAGCATAATCTGCTATCTTCTGAATGAAATACCAGGTGTCCTTAATCCAGATGCGATCGTTAAAAGAAAGTTCCAAAATGTCTGCTGGATCTAATCTTAGTGTTAAGGAAACTTTTCTGTTGTAGGGGTCGTAGAGCCAGTCCACATATTCGTCCCAGTAGACTGTGTATAAATCTTGAGATGTGTTGTCCACCAGGGTGGAATCTGCCGACCAAGGTTGTTCTTTAGACAAGAAGTTTAGATTCACTGTGGAAAACAAATTTGGAGGCCAAGATGAATATGGAGAAATTAACGGATAGAAGTTCTGGGCCTGTCCAGTTCCTGAACCAGAAACACCGTTAAATAGATACCATGGGATTGGGTTAGATTGTAAGCCGTTGTAGTGATACAGTCTTGGTCTTGGAACTATAGGTTCTATCCTTGCAGAATTAGGTTGATCCTGGTTGCCCGGTTGAAGTCTTCCCAGAGTTGGGAACACCCAGTTAGGATAAGCAGTTCCTTTGGACGGAATAGATTGCAGAGGATTAGCTCCGAACTGCACGTCGATAGGCTGTTCGTCTCTGATGAGTTTGATCCCTGAATCGAACTGACGATACCAGTAGTCGGCTTTGTTCTGCTCTTGATATTGTTTGTTCAACCAATCTTCGTCGTCCTGTGCGCCGAACTTTAGAATTCTCTGTTGCTCAGCAAAGACGGGCGAAGACTGTAGATCTGCAGAACCGTCGTAAAGTCTTGTCCAATCTCTAATGTCTCCTGCTTGAACCCAGTCAATCCAAGGTTCGATAAGGAAAGTCTTCTGAACAACCTTAGATGGTTCGAACACCAGATTGAACATGCGAACCAGAGATCTAATAAAGTCTATCTTCTTGAGGATTGTTTCGTCCGGCAGGAAAGAAGACACAACGACCTGGTTTGGTCCGCTGATACAGTTAAACGCAGAATCAAAGAAGACTGTGGCAGAATCTCCGAACGACATGTTTTCTATTCTAACATCGACCGTGTCTCCTTTGTTTAGTGAGATAGAACCAGAAGTCCAGTTCCAGTCTCTCTCGGTAACCCCATAGGTTGTAAGAACTCCAGAATCGTAGACCAAGATGTCGTTGATGTATGCCTTGACCCTGAATGCAGCCTTTGGTCTGTTAATTTCAGACTGAGCCTTTCCCACAACCACAAATTCATAGGAACCGTTTGCCGGTGCAGTCCATACGTGAGTTGTTGTGTTAAATGCCTGGTCGAAGTTGTTGAACGTTGTTCTAAACGGGATGATCTCGGTTGTTCCAAGATTGACCGTAAATGCATCTGCAGTTACTTGACAAGTTCCAGATGGATTTAGAAAGTAGGGTCTTGCCACAGAATCCGACACAAAGTAGAGAGACTGGAAATAGTCAGATTCTAAAAATGCAGATGTGTATGTGTAGCCAGCGTCGGACAGAATTTTATCCAACAGCCACTTCACCCTGATTGCAGGTTTCATCTGCTCCATCCTGATTGCCGAAGTTGCACCTGCAGTGAAAGACTTGACGTAAGAATGGGAGAGAGTAGACTGCAGAGGAATGCCTTCGTTAGGACCTGTTCCGTAGGTGTAGCCCCACTCGCACAGAGGGTATAGAATGTTTCCATCCAGAAGACCTGCAGTTGCTCCTCCTGTTGCCGCCCAAGATGCTGTTACATTCGCATAGGACAGCACGTGATTTAGCTCAGATGCGTCGATGGTATTCATTCCATCTTCCCCGATGGAGGTAGAGAGATTTGAAGTGTCCCCCAGGAAGTAAACGTCATACTCTATGGACTTTGTCTGATCGTTGGTAACAACGGACTGCAGATTTAGATTACCAAAAGAGAACAAAGTTCCATCAGAAAGAATCCAAGCCTGTGCTGCCGCAGCCGGGTTGAACGTGCTCCCGTTGACCGAGTAGACGTCTTGGAAGAACTGGGTGTTCGGTCCAATGCCCGGAAGTCTAAATGTTTGCGAGAAGAAAGAAGATGGGGTGAACGGATTTATCTCCGCCACTGAAAGGTTCATCTTCACTGGAGAATCATCTGACAGTTGCAGAAGAACTGTTTCCCCCTGTGGGTTGACTGCGTAGAGTTGGACTTTGGACATATTAGTAGCTTTGGGTATTTGCTGGTAGAGACTCCACGAAGGAGACAAAGTATTGGAAGAGGTTCTCCCTGCGGATGGTCTGAACTGCGTATTCTGCGTCCTGGATTACAACAGCCACCGGTTGGGTTCTGCCAGGCAGATAAGCTATCACAGATGGAGAAGCGAACATGTCTCTCAACCAAGCCGACTGTGCTTCAGTCAACCAGTCAGTCGAAGCTGTCCAAGTGTTGGTTAGATCTGTCTTAAACACCGTTGTTCCGAATCGTGCTGGTTGGTTGTCCTTCACACTGTAAGAAGCTGCGGACCAGTAGCCAGGAAGTTTATAGAGGGTAGATCTGTTTGCTTGTTGAACAAAAGTATTTCTCTTGATGAACGTAAACCAATCTCTGCCTCCCAGCGGGTTTATCCAAGTAAATCTAATTGGTTCAAAACCCCAACAGTTTGTGTCGTCTATGTTTAGACAGATAGTTTCTGAAGTTGCTGTTGCCCCCAAAGTGCAAGTTCCATATGTGTCGTATGGGTAAAGAGCCAAGCACATCTTGTTAAAAGGTGCTGTTAGAGTTTGGGTTATGTCCCACTTGTTGATACAGTCGGCGTTGGTAAAACTTGGATAACCGGTTGGTCCAATCAAAACTTCGTTATACTGGGTGGGAGCAGTAACTTGGAAACGAAGACCAAGTGCGTAGTATTGCTTTGTGGTTGTGCCGGTAAACGTAAAGTAGGTGAGGTTGGTTGGCTGTTCTGAAGTTGTAAAGTCTCCAATCTTTTCCCAGTTTGCCCCAGTAGTCAAAGTTGTTGAAGTTGTTCCCCAAAGTTGCAGGGTTGGATAATCAGAACCCCAAGGACTTGAAGAACCTAATTCGATTGACAAAGAAGCACCGGTTGCTGCAACCATCGCCTTGTAGACAATCTCGGTAGATCCTGTAGATCCAGAAATTGGTTGACTGGTCAGCCAAGTGTCATCGTTGGAGCCGATGCTGATCCCTGAAACTGGTGGGGTAAGTCCAGAAGAAATCTGACTTGAGAACACATCAGCAGTTGGAGAGTAATAGCCGAACGCCCAAGTGCTATTTGGCCAGATGTCGTCTTTGGTTCTGGTGTAAGTAAAAGTTTGTCCAGGATTTATCTTGAAGGACTCCAAGTAGTTCTGTGGTCCTGAAGCTCCCGTCGCAGAAGGTGCAACGGAACAAGATGGCCAGATTCCTCCATTAGCCACCGTGTTAAAGAACGTAGCAGAACCAACCGAAGCGTTGTTGTTGTAGAAAGACACCTTCATTGCATAGGGGTAGGTCTGTGGACCTGTTGCTGGCTCAAAGTTTCTGTTCAACCAAGTTAACGTGAAGTCTTCGTCGGATCTGATGGACTGTGGAGAATCTGGACAGTTAGTTAGAAACTTTCCTCCAGTGTCGTTGACCTGTCCAAGTGCCATCTCATAATCCAAGACTCCTTCTCCACCAAGAGCAATCCAGTTGTAGTATTCTTCTGGAGACTGAGCTGCCGCCCAAGATGCAACTGGTGTTGTGTTGTTCGGAGCGGGTCTGAAATTTCCATCTGCGTAAAGACCATATGCTGGTTCTCCAACCAATCCTGATCCGTTGTAGATCACAGGGTTTCCTGTTGGGGTAGTGGAGTATTCTTCACCAGCCAGAATGTAGACGTTGGTCGCCAGATAATCTCCAGTGTAGAACGGGTTGTCCGAGAGCATCGGAAGGTTCAGTGGGATTTCCAACTCTGCCGCCACCAGTGCGTTGACGTCGATTAGACCTTTGCCTTCTGGATTGGGTGGAACTTTGAAACGCACTTTGTCTTTTCCGTAGACGTAAACGTCGAAGACATACCTAAACTTGTATTCGGTAGTCTTGTCCGACTCGATCATCCAGATGATTGGATTGTATGCTGCCGACCAGATTGGTGGTGATTGGAGGGTATTGGTGATTGCCATTATCTTACTTGGTGTTTAGTTTGTTTCTGTATTTCAAGATTCTGTCTCCGAGTTTCGTCTTTTTTCCAACTAAGCCAGTTGAGCGCTTCTCTAATAGGGAGTTTTGCTGATTCACTAAATCTAAGAGGGTCTCCTCCAGAAAGGAGATTGAGGGTGTTCCACCATTCTCTTGCTGCAGAGAAAGTGCTTTTCTGATTTGGTCTTTTAGGGATGTCTCCACCGTCTTCATCAGAGGACTTTGCAGCAAAGATTCCGCTGTATTCCTTAGTGATGAGTTGGCGGACTGCAAAAAAAAAGCATTGGCTGATCTAACAGCAGAAATTGGAAGGTCCATAAATAGCTCCGCTCTCTGACGGAATCCTTTGGAATCGTAGTCTTCCAGAGTTAGCACCCCGTTGACGTCCTCCAAGACTGGGCGATAAAGAACTGCTGCAACTTCGTTCAGTTTGCTCTTAGCTCCCGGAGAAGACAGAATAACTTCTAAGTCGGCAAATTCGCCCACTGTTAAATCTTCGATTGCAGGTAGACCATACTTTACATCTCTGAATTCCATTGTTGGTTTAATTGCATCGGTCTTGCCCGAAAGCTCGTTGATGAGCAGGATGGTCTCTTCCCAGATGATCAGCCAATCTTGGTATCTTAGTTTGGTCAACTGTTCTTTTGGACACCCAGTTAAACACTGGACTATCTCGAACTCTGAACCTTCTTTCTGCTCGACCAGGATTTCCTGGAGTTCATAGTAGTTTCGAAGGGTGATATCTTCGAAAGTGTAGGTTTGGTCTTTTATTTTGAAACTTGGTTTGTTCATTTCTTTGTTCTAAATTCCTTCTTAATCTGCTTAGCAACTTCGCGAGCCAGAATTTGGTTCACGACCTGCTTTGTTTTTTCTTGGGTGTTCAGCCAGAAGCGGGGTTTTATTCCCATCTTGCCCTTGCCTGGATTAGGGTTCCAAGGTCTCCCTGTTGTGTCTTTGACTTTATATCGGCCGGTTCCTTCGTTTAGATAGGTTCCATACTTCAAGAAAGTCGGGATGAAAGTTATTCCATCTGGGGTTTCCACTGCACGAACTTTAACAGATTTCTGAAGAGCCCCAGTTTTCACAGGAGCCTGATATCTCAAGGCAGCCTGGATAACTCTCTCCATCAGTTTCATTGCAGGTTTTAGATCTATAGCCATTATGCAGGGAAGGCAGCGTTACATAAATTGAACGGAGATTGGATCTCCACAGAAATCTCTGCTGACCAACCGGTTAAGTTGTTGTTGAATCTCTCAACAAAGGGCGTCATGTAGATTGGGGTTTCTATCTTAGCCCCGACTGTCAACCAGTCCGTCATGATAAACTTGGAGAAGATGTCCTGCATGATCATCAGTGTGTTGTTGTGAGTGTCAATCTGCAGTTGCTCTTCGTTGTCCTTGGCGATGTCCATCACAATAAAGGAAAACCCTAACAGCATCTTGCCGAACCTGTCCATTGAAGACTGGGTTGGAATCATGAACACCAGAGGGAAACGCACGAACTTATGGTCGACGTTCTGGTTGTCTATGTCGGAGAGCTGCCCGACCTGGAACTGCTTCACAGCCAACTGCGAAGTGCAGATGCTGCGGAAAAGGTCTATCAGTTCCTTGTATGTTGCGATTGGTGCTGGAGTTGCCATATAAGTATAAGTATGATTTAGTCTATTTCTGCCGAAGATTTTTGTGCGCCCATGACAACATATTTTCTGGTGTTGCCTTTGTCTCTGCTCAGGGCGTATCGGAGAGCATCCATCAAGTGATTATAGTCATCCACTGGTTTATCCGTTCCAGTCCTGTAGGCATAGTTATAGTATTCCTGGATTAGATTGGTGGACTCTGGGTGGACATGCACTTCAAAGGTCCTTAGTTTATCAATACCCGCCCCCACCGAATCTGGACCTTTGCTGGCCGGCTGAATGTTTCTATAGCCAAGTCTCCTTAGCGTCTCGATTGTCTTGGGCTCAGCTGCGTCCGCCATGATGGTGGCAGTAGATGGAATCTTTAATCTCACCAACCTCTGATAGATGTCTTCGTTGGTCAGTCCTGTTTCGTAGATTAGTTCTTCCACCCAAAGTCTGTTGCCTCTCTTCTGCACTCGGACCATAGCAGTTGGGTCTGTTGAAAACCCAAAGTCCAAGCCATACAGAGTTTCACCCTCTGGATCTGGAGAGAAGTCGAAGTGCCAACCCTTGAACACTTGGCCTTCTCCAATGTCCCGCCATTCGCCAAGAATGTGATGGGAGAAGTAGTCTTCGTCTTCTTCTCGGAGGGCTTCCCACTCGGCAACCTTAGTTGGGTCCAGGTTGTCCTTGTTGTCCATGTAAGTCGTGTGCAGGTAGCCGTGTGTGTTCAGCCACTTTGGATTGGGTTGCCCGTCCGGAAGGTAGAATCTTTTGAACAGCCAGTGGGACTTTGCAGTCGGGTTGAACAGAATGAAGATCCTTCTCTCTGCACCCTTCTGTCTGAAGGAATCTATTAGCTTCAGATATTCCTCCTCGGAGGGTAACTCCGTTGCCTCATCCACAAGCAAATGAGTTACACGGGCTAAACCTTTGCCCTTCGCAGTTATCGTTCCTTCGGCCAGCTTCATTGCGTGCGTCAGGATCAGATTGTCGTTTAGTTTGTTTCGGATCTCATCGCCCTTGATTTCAAGGTAGCCTGTAAGTCTCCACTGACCAATAAGATCCAGGATATCCCGGTAGATCGAGTTGGTCAAAGCCTTACTTGTATAACGGGCGATAACCCCTCTGAAGTAATCTTTGCCCATCAGTCGCATCAGAAAGTAGGCTGCAATGTTTGTCGATTTTCCCGATGCCCTTCCCCCCGAGATAACCCAGTAAGTCTTGTCCTGATAAAATATCGGAGCATACGCCGGAAGGAAAGCAAAGGAACTCATGAACTTATTCTTTCTAAGGACTTTTGATAATAAGTTGTGTCTTTTTCACATCCGATAAATGCTCTTCCTGTAGACAGGGCGGCAACTGCAGTAGATCCTGAACCTGAGAATACATCACACACAACTTCTCCTGGATTAGTATAAGCCTTGATCATCCTCTGTAGAACGAACTGTGGTTTTACAGTCGGATGGAAAGAACTGGACTTTGCCTCATTGGAAACTGTGGCAAGATTGCCCTCCCAGATGCTGGTGGGAACTGTTCCCTTTGTGTAGTCTTCCCCAGTCCTAATGTTCTTCTTCATCTTTCTTTCCACTGCAACATCGTCAGGGTTGAACAGAAATTCAGGACCTTTAGAGTAGCACCAAGCAGTTTCGAACTTGTGGGGAAAGTTGGACTTTGTTCTTCCTCCCCAGTTGTAAGACCAATGAATGGAAGTCTGTGGGTAAAGTCCTGGGATTTTATTTAGGACTTCTAACTTTAGTCTTAGAAACAAGTCGGTCTTTAGAGTTCCCCATACGACCAGCATTCTTCCGTCGGCAAGAACTCTTTCTGCTTCTGTCGCCCATTCCTTACACCATCTGAGATAGTCTTCGTCTTCCCACTTGTCCCATTCGTCGTAGCCTATGTTGTAAGGGGGATCAAAGTTGCAGTGGTGGACTGAAAAGTCCGGAAGAGACTTTAGGAATTCTATGCAGTCCTTGTTTTGTAGTTCTAACATATTAGTAGATCTGAGTGTAAGTGATTGGTCCCCGATAACCCTTTTTGTAGTAAACACAGCCAACAGGAAAGCCAAAAGAAAAGCCGTGCTTACCCCCGCTGCCCATGTGAACTATTTCCTTCAGTCCGCCGTAGGCTGTGATCATCTTGTCTATCTTCATGGACTTGAACACCTTCGGGAGCGGGATGAACAGAACCACATTGTCTGCAACTTCAAAAGACTTCTCCAAGAAGGCGTCGAAGATGCTGAACGGGGGATTGGTGATTAGCCAGTCCACATGTCCATCGAAATCAAAGAAGTCTCTTCCTTCTGAAATTTCACACCAGAACTTTGGCTCCTGAAATAGGTCGTAGAAAGCCCCGCCGCCTCTGCAAGGTTCTAAAATAGAACCGGTTGGCTTGAAGTGATCCATAATAATCTTAGCCGATGCTGGATTGGTATAGACAACGTCATTGGCTGTAGCCACTTTAGTTTTATTAGGTTTTACGAACATTAGTTAAACCATTTTAGTTGAGTGGAACCTTGATAACCTTTCTCCCAGATAAACCAAGCATAAGCAGTGGCTGAACCTGTAATGGTTTCAAAGTCCCCGTTGATTGCACAGATTAGTCTTCCCGAAGAAACATAAACAACCTTAGGGGGAAACTTTTGAAACAGTTCCCTTCTGGCTTTACCTTCCAGATATCTGATGGGGAGAAAGAAAGCAATCTTGCGATTTTCTTCTAAGATGGACATTGCCTTGACCAGAAATTGGTTTGTGTATTTGAACGGGGGGTTGGTGATGATGTCTCTGTTTACAGGTCCTTCTAAGGACGGGTCCAAGAAATCCAGGACCTTCCCATAGCCCCTGTCTATCAGGTCGGAGCTAACAACATCTTTACCGGCGTCAACTAACACCTGGGAGAGATGACCTTCCCCGCAGGAACATTCCCACACTTTGTTGGAAAACTCTTCCAACTCCAAGAGTAGTTCAAGAGCCTTTGGCTCGGTAGCATAATAGTCATGTTGCTGTCTGTTTACATCTGTGTAAGCAGAAGGTCCGGTTGTTCTGTGGCTTGCCGTATTGGAAGACCAGTCTTTATTCGTCATCTGATTTAGGATTAGGTGGCAGAATAATCTGCACGGGTTCTATATTAGACCCATCTGCGTTCTGCAGGATGGTCGTAGTCATGTCAGGGAGAAACTTCGCAGATAACTTAGTCATGATCTGCACATAGTCCTTCGGGGATTCTTGGCGCAACCTTTCCAAGGCTTCCTTGAAGTGCTCCTGTTCGTCCTCCAAGATGTTAGCAAAGAGTTCCCGAACAATGATGGTGGTCCTGTTCGGATTTCCCTTTGGTCTTCCCGCAGGATTTCCGGACTGACCCGGTTGAAATAAATGATTCCTGTTTTCCATGTGATATCTGCAGTTATACTTTACAAATTAGGAAGCTTTCACTTGACATATTTCTGTGCAAGCTTCTTTACTGCTGTGATTATATCTCTGCGACAAGCTCCGCATCCAACATCTCTCTTCATCGTTCCGAAGTGCAGATTGTAGATGTGGTAAGCAATCGCAAGTTCCTCCGGCTGGAAAACTTTCTTGTCCATCGGAAACAGATGTGCTGATTCTCTTAGTGCTTCTTCCCAACCCATATTAGAATATCTTTGTGTGTATCTTATCCGATTCTTCTGTCAACCAAGCCGTCATCGGTGCCCCCAAGCAGATCAAGATCGGGTGCATCTGCATCAGTATCCCTGCCACTAAGGCTATCCAAAAGCCTAAACATGTCGCGCATGTCATCGGGGGTCGGTCCAACTTTGTTATCTTCAGCATCCATTTGTAAGGGTGTGAGTTCAGGATTGGCGGTATTGCCATTGCAAGTATCGCAGCCTGTAGAATTAGGTTCAGTAGTAAAAAATTCATTGATGATTTCTATTTTTCTTTTAGTTGGATCTATGCCCAATCTCTTTGCTTGTCTAAACACAGAAGCGCTTAGTTTGTCTTCTGGTGTGATGAAACTGACTTCAGTTCCCTTAAATTTCCATTTTATTTGTTTCATAATACGTCTTCGGGGTTTATATCGTAGGACGGGAGCACTATGCCCGACTGTCCTGTTATTCTTACAGCCTCAGGGGTAACGTTTCTCACGTGAGCCATAGATTCCTGTAGTTCTTGAATCAGTCCATCGATCTTTTTACGCTTAGCAACCTTTGCAGCGTTGCGAGCCTGAACTTTCTTCTTGTGGTTTTTTCTTGTTTTAGATACTGGCATTAGATGTTCTTTTTTAGGTATCGCCTTACTCTATTAATGGTTAGAGACACAGAAGTCCTTGGGATGCCAACAGAGCGAGCCAAGGAAGAAATGGTGTGTCCCTCATCGACAAAAGTTTCGAACAGTTTACGATCATACCAGGGGAGTGAGGCCAAGAGGGTCTTCGCTCTTGCAGCCAACTCTTCTGTTGGATCTTCTTCTTCGATAGCTTCGTGTGCTTCATGTAGAGGAAAGGGGTTATTTCTATAGGTATGGTAGAAGGGACTTGTTACTGATTTCCAAGAATTTGTCATAATCTTTATACAGAACCAGCGTCCTGCTCCACAGTCTAAGACTTCTTCCATCTTGGGATTTGCCAAGAATGCGTCTAAGGTGTAGTGCAGTAGCTCCTCCGCTAAGTCAGAGTTGCCCGATATTCTAATCGAAGCCTCTTTGAGCGGAAGGTAGTGGTCTTGCATGAACTGTTCCGTCTTGGTCAAGTTAAGAGTTATACTTCAACGTCGACGTCGAAGACGTCCGTTATGTCCCCGTAGCACGGGTCTTTCTCACCAGGAATGTTGATGGACATACAGCCGTTAGGATGAGTTGTAATCCAAGCTCTATCGACCAGCATTTGAATTAGCTGGTGGGTGAAAGGAATATCCCAACCGAAGTTGGTTGCAATCCAAGATACAGGAGCAAAGCAACCCTTTTGCATGCGGGTGAAACCCCAGATGAACGAAAGCATAATCTTCTCCCTATCGTTTAAGGAAGTGTCCTGCCAGATGATAGGATCAACAACCATGTAGGAAGGGTCTTTTGAATTAGTGGACATAGCTTGCTCCTTCTATTGTGTTGACTAATTCCTCCAGAGTGCAGATTGTGATGATCTGTCTCTGCTTAGATCTTGGTTCGAACAGATGTAAACAAATTCTGCCAGAAGCAGAAATGGTTAGGTTCTCGATTAGTTGTTCCGAGTTGTCTGCAAGACGGACGTAGTTGCCATCTGGCCTAAATGTTCTCGGGTCGTTTGCTTTTTCGATTTTGAATGCCATCTTAATTTTCCTCTTTTATTATAGTTAGTCGACTTAGCTTTGTTCCTTCGAGGATAACATCGTCGAAGTGTCCCATGTTGACGTTCATCCATACGCCTCTCTCTTCGTGATAGAATTTAGCCATGAGATAACCTAAATCGGAAATGTAGGTCTTGTCTAATGACCAGATGCCTTCATAACCATCAATCGTGTAAGTTAGTTTATTTTCCATACTGTATATATCTTTTCTTGATTTAGAACTAAAAAATAGTGTTCCAAGAACGAAGGAAGGAGATAGGAACATGATTTCCTTATCGTTTGATATCAAAAGACAAGATGTTCTCCGCTCCTATCTATATTATATAATAATAATAATAATAATA